CTTATGCTTCATGGGCGTTAGACAGTAGCGACGATTGGCAACCTCCAATTGCAATGCCTGACGATGCCAGCGCTGACAAGAGGTATTCTTGGGACGAAGATGTATACCAAGCTGACAACTCCAAGGGTTGGGTCGAAGTTAAGTAAGTTATGGTAGTCGCTGAAACATTAGCCGGATTATCCCTTATAAATGCGTCAGTAAAGGCTATTAGAGGTGTTATTGGCACGTGCCAAGATGTATCAGAAATTGCTGACCAAATAGATTCTGTTATTACTGGAACTAAAGAGGTCCATTCCAAGTCTCATCCACTCGCAACTAAGTGGGACAATTTCATAGGTAAAAAGCTGGGAGCGTCAGGGGACAAATTCTCTTTAGGAGCAATTGCTAAAGAAACAATAGACGAGAAGCTGGCTGAAGAACAACTCAATCTTGTTCGACGCATGATCAATAAGAGATTTGGCCCAGATACTTGGAATGATATTTTAGAAGAGCGAAGAACACGAATAGAAAAACATAACAAAGAGAAAAAGAAACAGAACCAAAAGAAACAAGAAGCAAATGAAAAGCTGTACAAGACCTTAGAAACTGTTGCTGGATATGTTTTTTTAGTTGTAGTTCTAGCAGGTGTTGGAGCTTATATTTGGTGGGCTAGAAAATAATGGAACTTGGTGCTAGAGAGATATTAACATTTGCTACAGTACTAGCTGGGCTTGCTGGGACATGGGCTGTAATTAAAAGCACAGTTGCTCGTATTCAAGAAGATCTAAAACTTGTTTCTCAGGAGCTAGCTTCTCTTAATACAAGACTAGATGCTACGGAATCAGGAGATGCTGTTATGAAGCATCAAGTAAGTGTGCTAGGATCAATGTTGAGTCCCTCAGAGATGGCGGCCAGATCGAGAGAGCTAGAGGCACTACAACACAGAGTTAATGCTTTGAGGCGAGATACTGATAACTTATTGAAAATTCATAATGGTAGGCATCCAGAAACAAAGGAATAATCGATGTTCCAAGCCTTCGTGTTCATTTTTGTTATAGGGGGCGCTCCCTTGACAATAGAGGACGAATTGGGGCCTTATAACACTTCTATAGAATGTTTTTATAGAGGAGCGACAATTATTAAGTCTTTCCATGAGACAAGACTAGCCATCGTAAAAGCAGAGGCAATGTGCCTTGAATTAAAGAAAGACGCTGAATCGGAGAAACAAGATGTTAACTTTATTAGGTAGCCTACTTGGATTTGGAAGTTCTTTTCTTCCAAAAGTTATGGATTACTTCCAAGACAAAGCAGATAAGAAACATGAACTAGAAATAATGGTAAGACAGGCAGAGATCCAACTTGATAAAACAGCTATTGACGCAAACATTAGAGAGGTTGAGACTATTCATCAACATGATGCCGCTATTGATGGTGGGAGTTTTGTCAACGCTATTCGGGCCAGTGTTCGTCCTGTTATTACTTACCTATTTATGGGACTTTTCATCGGAGTAGAAGTGGCTACATACTACTTGCTAATACAACAAGGCGTAGCTCCCGGTGATGCATTAGTTGCATCTTGGAGTGATCAGGTTATGGCAATGTGGGCAAGCATCTTAGCTTTTTGGTTTGGTGGACGGCAATTTAAAAAATGAGGACAAATGATGAAGGTATTGCAATCATTAAAAAATACGAAGGATGTAGTCTTAGGTGTTATCTGGACCCTATTGGCATTCCCACTATCGGCTATGGTTCTATTTGGGGTCTTGACCACTCTCGCTTGGCTAGCAGTCATAGAGATATTACCGGAGACGAGGCGGAACACCTCCTTAAAAGAGAACTTCTCACAACTGAAAATGCAGTTGCAAGAATGGTTACATCGTCGTTAACGGAAAACCAGTTCTCAGCAGTTTGTTGTTTAGTGTATAATGTCGGTAGTGGGAGATTTAAAAGTAGTACAATACGAATGAAATTGAATAGGGGACAGTTTACTGACGCCGCTAATGAGTTCTGGAAATGGCGTAGAGCTGGTGGTAAGATACTCAGAGGGCTAGTACGCAGGAGAGCGGAAGAGAATTTGTTATTTTTGAAATGTTAATGAGTAGTGTATTAGATATGTTAGAGAAACCAGAGAGATGTCCATACTGCGGTTCCGATAAATCGAGGATATATGTACACGGGCATTTCCAATGTGCGGATTGTAAGAGTAATGTAGGCGAGTGTTGTCAAGGTCAACCTATTGAACAAGAAGAGGGCTAATTGTGCCGTTAGTTAAATTGAAGTTTAAACCGGGTGTTGATAAAGAAGGGACCGACTACGAGAATACTTTCGGCTGGTCTAACAGTGACAAGGTGCGTTTTCGTCAAGGATACCCAGAGAGTATAGGCGGCTGGATAAAATACTCTAATAATATATTTTTGGGCTTTTGCAGAGCGTTGTTGCAGTGGACGGCTAACGACGGCGCTAACTACCTTGGCATGGGGACTAGTAAAAAGCTGTATGTTGAGTCTGGCGAGGCTTTTTATGATGTAACTCCCATACGGGCGTCTTCTGCGATAAACACCAACCCTTTTGCTCTTACGGGAGGTTCCGCTGTAGTGACTGTTACAGATACAAGCCACGGAGCTTCGGCAGGAGACTTTGTAACCTTTTCAGGAGCGACTAGTTCTGACTCACGTATTACGGCGACGGTGATGAATACAGAATATATTATAGACAGTATAACTTCTGCTAACGCCTATGTAGTGACAATGTCTATAACGGCTAATGGATCCGATGCTACTGAGGGTGGAGGAAGTGTAAACGCCGCATATCAAATAAGTGTAGGCTTAGACAGTACCGTCCTCGGAACAGGCTGGGGCGTAGACACCTACGGAGCAGAAGGTTGGGGTGTTGCGGCTAGTGGCGCGGCTACAGACATCACGGCTCAGTTAAGGATCTGGTCACTAGCTCCCTTCGGAGAAAATCTAATAGCCAACATACGCAATGGCGGCATATTTCAATGGGTCGCCACTGACGGGCTAGCTGTGAGGGCCGTAAACTTAAAAGACCTCGCTGGTTCAGACACTTGTCCTACTATTTGCAGGACAGTGGTTGTAGCGGCGGAAAGTAGACATTTATTAGCGCTGGCGTGTGATGCTTCTGATACTATAGGAACGCAAGATCCTCTTCTCATAAGATGGGCAGATGCTGAGACATTGACGACGTGGACGCCCGACACTACTAACACCGCAGGATCTTTACGTTTAAACACTGGCTCACAAATAATTACAGGTTTGGCAACGAAACGTGATATTTTGGTATGGACGGATACTTCTTTAAACTCGGTGTCTTATGTAGGGCCTCCTTTCTTCTTTGGTACAAAACTAATATCTTCTAATACCAGCATAATGGGGCCTAAGTCTGCTATCGAAATAGACGGAATAACTTACTGGATGGGTAGCGATAACTTCTACTTATACGATGGAGCTACAAAGACCATACCTTGTACTTTGAGAGACGACGTATTTATCAATATAAACAGATCCCAAACCTACAAGACCTTCGCGTGTACTAACGTCGGAGAGAGTGAAGTTACTTGGTTCTATTGCACAAGTACGGATGAAGTAACTCACTATGTGACTTATAACTACGCTCAACAAATATGGTACGGCGGCACGATGACCCGTACTGCGTGGATAGACAGGAATCATAACGACAATCCTATAGCCGCAGGTACGGATTTGTATTTATATGATCAAGAACTTGGTTTGGATGATGGATCTACTAGCCCTGCAACCGCTGTTAACTCTTTCTGTGAAAGCGCGGCGTTCGAGCCAATACCCGGAGATGGGTGGCACTTTACATTCTTAAATAAATTAATACCCGACTTAACCTTTGTCGGATCAGAAACAACTAATCCTGTAGCAACAATTACTCTGACACCTAAGAACTTTCCGGGAGGTGGCCTTGGGACAGGTGACGCAGACACTGTAACTCGCAGTGCCGCAACTCCAGTAGAAGCATATACGCGAGAAGCATATATCAGGCTACGCGGAAGAAGCTACATATATCGCATTGAGAATAGCACTGTAGGAGTTAGGTGGCGGGACGGAAACCCTAGGATAGAAGCTAGACCGGACGGTAGACGATGAGTCACTCAACTTCCATAGCGAATACTATCCCACGTCTACCAAGATTAGACGATATAGAAGTAACGCAACAATACGTAGATCAACTGGTCAGTGCGCTAGAAGACGCGATAGATGTGCTTAATTCGACGCGACATAGGAGTATTACTGAACTTAATTTAACTAATACTCAAGAACATGGTGGTAAATTAAGGAATGGCGATGTATTCTCTGAGAATGGCATATTAAAGATTGTTCGAGCAGGAGAGATATATGTAGGCCCGAACACAGGTGCTACGGTTCTGGGTGCAGTTACTGTAGTTACAACATAAGGAATTTTAGTTATGGGTAGAGGCTTATCAGACTACAACGTACTATCAACTGCTGGAGGTATCCTCGGCGGTATGTTTGGCGGCCCCGCTGGAGCGGCGGCAGGATCAAGCCTTGGCAGTCTCGCCGAAGGAGACGACTTCGGAGAAGCCATGATGGGCGGAATGATGAGCTTCGGTGTAGGTACTGCGCTTCAGGGATTGAGCGGTACAGCGAGTTCTTTTACAGGCGCAGGTGATGCCACAGCGTATGCGACAGATGCGGCGGCACAAACAGCCGCAACAGACGCTTACACAACAGGATTAGGCGACGTTATGCCGGGACTTCAGAAGAATGCGCTGGCCAAGCAATATTTAACCACTAAACCATATGAAGACGCCGTAGCCAAGAACTTGGGTCAAGAAGGTATAACATCTAATATGTTTAGGCCAACCGATACAGGTACATTCGGTAACATTGGTAAAGGAATTGAAGAAGCAGGTTTTGGGAAGTTTGCCAGTAGAGCAATTAAGAACCCGAAAGTGTATACGGGATTAGGCATGGCCGGACTAGGGCTGGCAGGACAGATGGAACCTCCAGAACTAGAAGCTCCCGAAAAGAAAACATACGCCGCTAGAGCGCCAAATCTAACAACAGGCCCTGCGAGAGCGCAGAATGCCCCCAGCGCCGAATATGCTTATGGCTACGGCCCTGAGTTTGATTACGGATTTGCCGGAGGCGGTCTAATTCCCATGCATAATATAGCAGACATGGGTCTCGGTATTGAGAGAGTTGGACCCGCACCACAACGAGGAGGTGGTGGCAGTGGTCCTATAGGTGAATTGTTATATAGATCAAATCTGATTAAGGAGACTGGAGCGGCACCACAACGAGGAGGTGGCGGCATTTTAAATATGGCGGCCCTAGCTCAAGCCAATCCCGATATGTTTAGTCGGGTCACGGAAGACGAAGACGAAGACCGAAGATTTGCCAGAAGCGGTATTGTTTCAGGAAACCGAAAGTATGCAAATGGAAATCTTATAGATCAAGCAACGGGTAAGGTAAGTCGAGCATTCGATCAAACTATAAATCCACGGAATACGGGCGAAGCGATAGGTAGCCTAGGCACGGCGGTAAGTTTGGGTAGCACACTCGCTAATAAGTTCCCCGGAGTAGGCACTGCTTTAGGCGCGCTAGGCGCGGGGTTTTCTGCGACCCAGTACCAAAATGATCTCACTAGTCGAGGAATAAACACAAACAACCCAATCAGTCCAACAATGATAGATCCGTTCACTGGTGAAGTCCGTGATACGCTAGAGAGCGATCATCCAAATTTCATCCGTGGCGCGGAGGGAATGTTAAATTCAGCGACTTTTGGGCTACTAGGACAATCTCCCAGAGAGCAATACGATGCGATAATACAACGCGCTAAAGGCATGACGGGGTACAACAAAAAACCGGCAGATACTGCCGACGCTGGTAATACTGACGACGCTGGTAATGAAATCATATTCTCAAAAGGATCACCTCAAGTAGGCGTGACAACAAGTAATCTGGCTCCGGTAGACGGCGACGACGAGAATGACGGAATGGGAGGGCCTAATATTGATCTAAACGCTATGACGAACCTGCCCAGTGTGGAGCAACTATCAATTGATCAACAGAGAGCGCGGGGCGGAACACCTCTTCCTTATTTAAGCCCTGAAAATGTTCAGATGGCCAATGATCTGGCTATCCAGAATGCCGTGGCAAACGACGCTAGGGCCAACACTCCATTAGACACAGGTCTGACTGCTGTTATGTCAGGAGACGGGCTTTCACCGGACCAAGCTTGGGGCAACGTGAGCGCCGACGCTATCAGTGATCCGGGATTTGGCGAAGAAGGAATGGGAAGCTCATGGGCGCAGGGAGGTCTTGTCCCCGGAAGTATGAATGAGCCTCAGAAGCGATACTTTGGAATATATAAACAAGGCGGCCCCGTCAGATCGTATGCGCTAGGCGAGAATGTCGAGGCTATACAGGCAGAACAGGTACAACAAAATCCAATAGTAGTAGAGGCGGTTGCGGCTATAACAGGTAATCACCCCGAACCAGAGAAAGCAATAATGCAGTTCGTGAACATATACGGAGAAGAGGCGCTTGTAGCGTTACGCGACGAGATAATCGCCGAAGCTTCTTCTGAACAAAGACAGGCTTCGGGGCTAGGCGCTCTATCCGGTCCGGGAACAGGACTGTCAGATGATATCCCGGCAGAGGTCCAACAAGGAGGTCTAAGCGAACCCGCCGCTCTATCCGTAGGCGAACAAGTAGTGCCAGCGGATGTCGTAGCGATGTTAGGCGATGGATCTACGGAAGCAGGGTCTAAGAGACTAGACGGTATGGTAGACGAAGTTCGTATGCAAAAGACCGGGACTAAACAACAAGCTGGACCTTTGGACACAAATAAAATGACGGCGTTAATGGCATGACAGTATCCTTCATACCAAGAGAAGTTCTAAGTGTGGTGGCTCGTGATGTTGAGCGTTTTCTAGAGCCAGCTATCAGTCTTTCTGGCGGAAGAGACAATATGTCTTCTATATGGAAATCGCTATTAGCGGATCAGTCTCAACTCTGGATGGCTTTTGAGGATGAAGATAATAAACCTAAAGGCGCTCTGGTTACACGAATAGAACAATACCCATTGAAAAAGATGATAAACTATCTTTATATTGGTGGAGATGATTTGAAAGAGTGGCACCAAGACATGCTGGCTATAGTGGAGAAGTTCGCTAGAGAAAAAGATTGTCAAGGCATGGAGTTGGTCGGACGAAAAGGTTGGGATAGATTTCTAAAAGAATGTGGCTGGGAAGCCAAGCATATTATATGCGAACGGTTCTTCGACGAAGAAGAAGCAGAACAGGAGAAGTTAAATGTTGCTTAGACATAGGAAGATGTGGAATGACGGTCCTGAAGATTGGTCAGACAGTGAGCAGGAAGCCATGCTTCGCGGTGTATGTTTTGGCAAAGGTAGTAGTAAAAACACACAACCTACCGCCAGCACTCAGAGTGTAAGCCAGACTAATCTACCTGAATACGCGGAACCTTACGTAACAGGGCTTATGGAACGCGCAGAGACTGCAAGTCTAAATCCTTACGAAGCGTATGGCGGCTCACGTTTAGAGGGGTTTGATGCTAATACGACGGCGGGTTTTGATGCAATTAACACTCGCGCTCAGTCCGGGACTCCAGCGGCATTCACTAATGCAGAGTCTGCACTAACAGGTGTGGCGGGTTCCGCTCCGATGGAACAGCAAGCTCAGTTTGGCGATGTAGCCTCATACACAGATCCGGGTGTCGCTCAACAGTACATGAACCCTTACGTATCTAATGTACTTGACGCTCAGAAAGCAAGACTTAATCAGAATTTTGAAGAACAGCAGTTGAACCGCGAAGCGCAAGCGGTACAGTCAGGTGCGTTCTCTAACTCACGTCGCGGGGTTCAGGAAGGCATAGCTGAACGAGAATTAAATAGACAACTTAATGAAGCAGATGCCCAAGGTCTCGCGGCGGCTTATACGAGTGGCGCTGGCATATTCGGTGCTGAACAAGCACAAGATATGGCTAATAGAAGGTTAAACACCGACGTATTCGCGGGTAACCAAGCACGAGGTCTTGATCAGATGGGCCGACAGACTAGTGCCGCTGATCAGTTGTTAACCGCAGGTACAGCGGGTGATGCTCTAGCCTTTAACAGAGCTAAACTCCAAGCTGGTGTCGGCGGAGCTTATGAAAATAAAGCACAGCAAGGTCTGGATATAGGCTACAATGATTTTGTTAACCAACGAGACTTCGACCGTAATCAACTTAATTTCTACAGCGGAATACTACGTGGTGTGCCTATTTCACCACAACAAGAGACTCAAACCTACACAGCGCCTCCTAGCCAAATGAGTCAGCTACTAGGTCTTGGAGTAGGCGGACTCGGTTTAGCTAAAGCATTAGGATAGATCCATGAATATAATTCAACAGCAAGAGTTGCTCAAAGACCTAAGTGATAGGGATATAGCTGGCGAGATGCAACAGCCTTCAGGCAATGTGCCTCTATACCTTGTAGCTGGTGAAGCTAAACGCCGTGCAGACTTACGCCAGCGTTTTAAAGCCGAACAGTCTGGTCCACCGCCAACCTCTACAGTTCAAGAAGATTTACTTAATAGTATCATGGCGTCTCAGATGCCAGCGACGGGTATTGCTCAAGGAATGCCACAACGACAAATGCCTATGGCACCACCACCACAGCAAATGGCTATGGCACCACAACCACAACAGATGCCAGCGATAGAACCTACAGGCGAAGCGCCTATGGAGCAAATCCCTCAAGCACAGGGAATTATGGCTGGCCAACAAGGAGGCATGGCCCAAGGCTTTGCCGGAGGCGGACTGGTTAGAGAAGACCGTAAATATCAAACAGCAGGTAGAGTTAATCCTATTGATGCATATTTCAATCAAGGTAGAATGACTGTTAATCCCGGACTTGTTACAAACGTAAACAGAAAAGGGGATACATTATCACGACAAGCCCGGTACTTACTACAACAAGAAGAAGAAGATAAACAGAAAGCGTTATCTGAACAATCTGTTTTGGAAAATGCGATGCTTGGAGAAACCGAAAGGAGGCTTGAGAATGCATATTCAGTGCCTTATTCTACTAATCCTCCAGCTTCGATGCTTATGTCTGATGCAAACAGAAAAATGATGAACAACCCAGCAAATAATGATTATGCTCTTGGTAGTGAAGATTATGACAATATCCTTGCAGACCCTATAGACAATTCGTTTGTGGGACCGCCAAGACCTACACGTAACCAGATAATAACGGACAGAAATGATCTTGCTAGAGTAGGAATACTAGAGGAAAATAAAGCTTTAAGTAAGACAAGAGGTAAGCTAACCGAAAGACAGCTAGAAACAAAACTAGAACCCGGAACAGGTGAAATACCTCAGCGGGGCACAGCAACTTTTGACCCAGCAAAATTTAAAGCAGGTGACGCTCCAACAGCCGCAAAGCTAGGTTCCCTAAAAACCGCAAAGACGATGGATGCTGGAACTGAACTAGATACATCCCTTGACCAAGCTGTAAGAAAAGAAACTATTTTAGCAAAATTAAGAGGTGAAGCTCCCAAGCCATACGACGTTATGAGGAACGCGCTGATCGAACGCAGGGCCGCTCTAGCCGAAGACAAAAAGAGTAACACAGCACAGACACTCATGGATCTTGGTGGGCGTATGATGGCGGGTAAATCTCAATATGGGTTAACCAATATTGGTGAAGCAGTATCCCCCGCACTTAAAGCGGCACAAGAAAGACAGTCTGGACAGTCAGCTAGAGAAGACGCTCTTATGGCGTCCGAGATGGGTATCATCTCTGGTGAAAGAACAATGGATCAGGACTTGCAACGTCAAGCAGACACGCTCGTGGGCTACGAGCAGAAGAAGCAAGATAATATAAACACCGAGATAGTAAGAAAGAATGCCGAAGCAAGGACTGTGTATTTAGATGACGTCAGAGATAAAGGAATAGAACAAGCGAGAGAAGAACTTATAGCTACTACAACAAATACGTTCGCTAAGTACAACGACACTCGCCAACTCAACATACAAAAGACCATATACGATAGAGAGTTTAATAATTATCAAGTACAAGATAAAGCGCTAGATAATGCGTTCCGAAATGGTGTAATTACTGACCGAAAAGACTACGAAAGAAGAAAAGATAATCTGAAGCAAGAGATCCGGATGAACGCAATAACCCGACAGTCTATAAACGACGCGCAGAACCAAGTTAATAGAAAAGAAGATATATTAAATAAATCCGGTGATAAGTTGAGTGATCAAGAGTTCACACTTAAAAGAGATGAATTAAGAGAACAAGGGGCTAACTCCCGTCTTGAGGAAAATATCGCCGCTAAGAAAAACCTAGCAGAAACTGCCACGAAGATTAAAGGCATAAATGCCCAGTCCAAGATAGCAAGAGACGCTTGGACCAAAGCAACCGAGTTTTACATTAAAGATAATGGCCAGTTACCCGACAAAAATGATGTTGAAGGATGGAATAAAATTGCTGACAATTACAAGGCTGGTTTGGCTAACTCTGGTTATGGATCCAACATAAAGAATGCCCTCATTAGAGACAAGATAGCTCAATCACGCGGCGGTTCAGGAGGCCCCCGTAAAGGCAAAAACGTAACAAATTTGAATAAACCAAAAAAACAGGACAACATAAATAGGGTTAATTAAAGATATGCCTCAAACTTATGAAGTAACAAACGTAGGCGTCTTTGAATTTCCTGACGATATGTCAGAGCAAGATATCTATGACGAAATTAATAACCAAATAATTCCCAACGCTGGAGACCCCGACCCAGAAGATGTGGCCGCACGGCCAGATCTATTCCCCGATATAGACCGTGGCTCATTCTTTGGTGGCCTTGGCAGTGGAGCCGAACGCCTTGGACGAGTTCCCGAAGCCGTAGGCGCTGGCGTATTTAGATCACAAGAAGAACTAGACGATCTAAAAGCGCAGATGGCCGAAGAGAATAATCAACAGAGATACCGTGCAACTCTAGACGACGTTACAGGCCAGTTCGATAAAGGTAATTATCTTCAAGCCGCTGGCACATTATTTGGTGACGTACTTCCTCAGACATTAGGCGAATCTTTGCCAGCTATGGGCGCATCCTACGCTGGTTATGCCGTAGGTGCCAAATTAGGTGCGTTGGCAGGAACAGCAGGAGGCCCTCTTGCCCCCGTGACTGTGCCTATAGGTGGTTTAGTTGGTGGTATAGCTGGTGGTGTTTTAGCAGGTCTACCTAACTTCTTTGGCATGAATGTCGAGCGGCAGATAGAAGCGAACAAGATTACAGATCCAGACCAGATAGAAACAGTAAAGGCAACTGCGGCGGCGGCGAATCAGAGTGGACTAGAATTATTAACTTTAAAAGTTTTTAACTTGCTTCCCGGCGCTAACAAGCTAGCGCAAAAAACAGTCTCTAAACTAATTGGTGATGGCGTCGAGAAGTTAGGCACCAAAGAAGGGCTGAAGATGGCATCAAAGGCCGCAGTAAGAGGCGGATTAACCGAAGCGGCTACTGAAGTTGGACAGCAAGGGC